TCATATAACAGCCAACTTGCCACCGATTTCGGTCGCCAAGTGCGCGACTTGTGCAACGAACCCGTCACGAAGCAAATCTTTCCTGACTTCGACATGTCCCAAGACAGCCGCGCGGTCGATCAGTGGCGCACAACTGCTGGTGGTGCCGCGTATTTCATCGGTGTTGGCGGTACGACATCGGGTCGTGCGGCAAATCTCTTACTCCTCGACGACCCATTGAAGTCTCGCGAGGACGCAGAAAGCGCAACCCAGCGCAACAAGATATGGAACTACTATGTATCCGCACTATCCACCCGTTTGCAGCCCGACATCGACAACGTACCCCCCGCACAGATCATCATTCTTACCCGCTGGCATCCAGATGACCCAGCAGGACGCCTCATGCAGACAGAAGACTGGCGTGAGGGCCGCTGGCTGCACATCAACTTCCCTGCTATCAGCGAGAAGCCCATCATGGGCGACCACGGTAAGCTATCTCGAAGCGAGTTGGACAAAACACACCCTGAATACCTCGCCCCAGGCGAAGCGTCGAAACTTAGCCCGAGCAAACGCTACATACGAAAGACGACCCGTACAGCCTTGTGGCCCGAACGCTTCTCACTCGAAGACCTCGACAGGCGACAGCGCCTCAATCCCCGCGAGTTCGCCTCACTTTACCAGCAATCACCGTACATTGAGGGTGGTAATCTTATTCGCTCTCACTGGTGGCGTACTTTCCCTTCTGATCTGAAGCCCGAACGCTTCTCATCCCTGATTATCGCCGCTGACACGGCCTTCAAAGCCAAACAGGACAGCGATTACTCCGTAATGATGACGATGGGCTTGGACACAACGGGCGACATCTACCTATTGGACGTCGTTCGTGACCGCTTTGAGTTCCCTGACCTGAAACGTCGCATGATCCAACTTAACAACCTTTGGCGTGGCCGTGGCTTGCGGGGTATATACATCGAGGACAAAGCCTCGGGCCAATCCCTCATCCAAGAACTCAAGCGTGAGAGCGGCGTATCCGTAATTCCGTACAAGATTGCGGGCGACAAGGTTGCCCGCCTAAACGCCGTACTTCCACTCATCGAGGGCGGTCGCGTACTCGTACCCGAAAGCGCACCATGGCTCGACGAGTTTTACAACGAGTGCCAGACGTTCCCATCGGGTACGCACGACGACCAAGTCGACGCACTCGCTATCGGCCTTGACGTACTGGCCCGCACGCCCGCGACGGGCGAATATTATAAGCCCCCGAACTTCACACTGCCCAGCGCGAAGGACAGCTTATTCCTGAACAACGGACAGTCTTGGCGGGGTTGGGGCGAATAGGGACGACGAAATAATTAAAACAGGCGATAAATAATATTATGACGCTGACAACAACACACTACCGCGCAGAGTATGTGCCAGGAGATGATGGAATAGTCGTTGATCTTTCGGATCACGCTGACCGTTTGATGGCGTACGACGATATTTCTTCAGCTCTGACGGAAGAGCAGGAGCAACGTCTCGTTGACTACGTAAAGAGCGCGATGCAGATGTCGTACGACCGCATATCGCGTCGTTACGATCACTGGAAGCAGGCTGACCGCGCCCATGACGTGTATGTTCGCCCTGATGCAACTTCATTCCGCGAGAAAGCCGTTATCGCGGACACGCGAGCTATCGCTGACACGGTACTTACGTATTTGATGGCGGCCCTGACGGGCCGCAACCCTATGTTCCAGCTTGAGGGTTTGAACCGTAACTCACGTAAATCATCGGCTATCATCGAGCGTTTGCTCCACCAGCAGATGCGCCGAACAGCAGGAGAAGCGCGAGTTGCCCAACACCTTTTGGACTGCATTCGGTACGGATACGCCCCCACAAAGATTACGTGGGATGCTAGAAACCGCACCAACGAGATCACAAACTTCGACCCGAGACGCGTATTCCATGACCCCCGAACCACATGGGGCGACTGGGACAAGATGCAGTACATCATCTTCTCGGATTACTCTTCCTACGACGCCTTGGTCCAGACAGGCTTGTACCCCAAGCTCACCGAGTACCCCGCGCTCCGCAACCGCCTCACACCTCCTGCTGGTGGCTGGGACGGACATAGATGGCACGCCGAAGCGGGACGAGGACTAAGCATTGACCCCGCCGAGCGCAACAAGCGCGAGAGCGGCGGTACATATTTCACGCTTGGCGACAGTCGCGTCACTGACGAGTGCTGGGTACGCCTTGCGGGCTACGAGGTAAACCTACCGCAGATCGAGCATCTGTGGATGTGCATTACGATCCTTGACGAGAACGTCGTTATTCGTTGTCAACTTAACCCTTACGGACGCCAGTTCCCTGTAACCATTGGCGGGCTTTACCATGACGCACACAAAACCTACTCACAGTCCTTGTACGACTTACTCCTACCCTTACACGACATTGCCACATGGCTCTTGCGTTCACGTATCGACAACGTACAAGCAGCCTTATCGAACCTTATCTTTGTTGACCCTACTCAAATCGCAATCGGCGACCTTATTGACCGAAACCCACATGGTCTTGTTCGCACAATGCCAGGGGCAGATGTCGGCAAAGGCTTGTTCATCGCACAAGTACCAGATGTAACACGCGGACATTGGAATGACATTGAGGCTATGTCTGGCCTCAAGCAACGACTTTCTGCTGCTTCGGATGCCCAACAGGGTATGCCCACAGCGGACGGGATACGTACTGCCACAGAAATCCAGCGCCTCACGCAGCTTGGTTCCCAGCGTCTAGGCGTACTATCCCGCATAATCTCGGCAACATCCGTACGTCCGATGGTTCGCATGATGGTTGCGAACGTACAGGACTTCTTCTCGCCTGACGGTTCGATCCGTATCAGCGACAATGACGCGGCTTCTTCGGTCGCTGACATGGTTGAGGACGGATACTTGGACTTCAACATCAGCGAAATCCAAGGTGACATCGACTATCTTGTCGTTGATGGCACATTGCCACTCGAACCCACACGCAATGCCGAGACTTGGATCAACATGCTGAAAATCCTGAACGAGACAGGGATGGGCATGGAATACAATTCGGGCAAGATCGTTGAAGAGGCGATCCGCAGCATGGGCGTGTCTGACCTTGATCAGTTCAAGATCAGCAAAGAGCAGATGGCAGAAGGTCCGACCCCATCACAGCAGATGATGATGCTCGAAAAAATGCGTGGTGCGTCCGTACAGCCGCAGGGCAACATCGACGACGAAGTGAAGAAGGGCAACCTCGTACCAATGAAGGAGGCAGCCAATGCCAAACCCCGTTAATAGCCGCCATTGGGCTTCTCAGGTGGACGCGACCACACGTGAATATGTGAACGCATTAATCCACGAAGAATTAAAACCAATACGGGACGACATAGCTGCCCTTCGTGTTGCAATATTGGCGGCAAGAGAAAGCCTTCAGCGCGATATGGGTGATGTAGCAGGCCGCGTTACTAACGCAGAAGACCTACTAAACATGTCGTCTAAGCGCGTAGCAGACTTGGCGAAACTCGCAAAAGAGAAGGATAGTTAATGGCACGCACACGCGTACCCAGTGAACAGCTTAATTTTCGTTCCGAGAATACTGGAACGCATCTTCTTGATACGTATCTTGAAGACGCGGAGATGGGCGGCCTTACGCTTGCCACGCTTCTTGGAAAGTTGTTCGACGACGCGACAGGTGACATTGACGCATTCGAATTTCGCTATGTGAATAACGACGGTTCACAAACTCTTGAGCTTCGCATCGGCACTGACGCTGAGTACGCCGAGATCGCGTCGTTCACGCAGCTTTTTACTGACCTTGCGAACTTCAAGACCACCGCGCTTGCGGACATGGAGCAGAAGCGAGCAGACGCGGAGGAAAGTGCGAATGAGGCGAGCGCTTCGGAAGATGCTGCTGAGACTGCCCAAGCTGCCTCGGAACTTGCAAGGGACCAAGCGCAAGCGGCACGTGACCTTGCGAATACGTACGCTAACCAAGCGTACCAAACCACCCCAACCGTGATCGCGCAGGGTATTTTAATTTCCCAGCTACACGGCGATCTATTTAACGGGAGCACACTCTAATGCCTAACATTTCTGTTGCAGACCAGCAGTCACTTGCTGATGAGCTATCCACGCGTCTTGCGGCGTTAGACAGCTCAACGCCAAACGCCGAACTGGTATACTTGGCGCGTATGATCGAAATCTTTAACGGCAACGCCAACCTTTCGGCGGTGTCGTCAGAGGGTACGACGCAGATTACTGCCGTACAAAACGCTGGTAACAATGAGATCAGCGAAATCCAGACTGAAGGGACGACGCAAGTCAACGCTGTTCAGTCAGCATCGAGTTCGGAACAAGCGGTTCTTAACGCCCTTCAAACGACAATCCAGTCAGCTTTGAACAGCTACCAGATGTCGCCCTTGAAGGTATACTTCCTTTCCCAATCGTAAACGAGGACAATTATGGCAAACGGACTATTAGGAAAAAAGGTCGTTAATAGCCGCGATACTGAGCTGGTATATACAGTTCCATCAGCGCGGACGGCGACATTCAACGTAAACGTACTGAACAATGGCTCTGCGAGTGGAAACGTATTCTTGTACGTGTCTGACAAAGAGTACCAAAGCGCAGACTTTGAGGATTACAACGAAGAAGACGACGTATGGACAGTCGGCGGTCAGTTCCCGAACCCAATGGATGTGATCGGGTTTTCTGACGAAGACATGATCGTTCTTATGGGTAACGCATCTCTTGATCCGACGAACCCAGGTGTCGCGCGTTCTGAGATTGTTCCAAAGAAGATCGAAGTGGACAACACGGCTGGTACGGTTACGATTGGTGATTTCCCTACCACGCGTCAAGGTAATCCGCTTCCATGGTTGAGCGGTCAGTATTGGTATGTTCGCATGGCTGACACTGGGGCAGTGTTCCGCTTGGATACAATGATCGCTGGTTCTGGCAACGTAACAGCGGGCACCAACTACGGCCTTACAGATGGTAACAACAATATGTGGGCGACAAACGTCGATGGACCACATGCGGTTGCGTACACACAAGGTCCAGCGGCTTCAGGTTCTGTTACTGTAAACACATGTACGGACTATCGTTCTACTTCACAGACGTACCAAACGTCGTTTACGCCTGCATACACAATTTCGCACATTGCTGGTGTTAAGACCTCGGAAGAGCGTTTCTTGACAGGTACGGTATTTGGTCAGGTCTACATCTCGACAGATGGTACGCCTGAAACAGCATCTGAGTTCCAGTCTGGCGGTACATTGCAGGTTTCATCTGTTACTGGAAGTGGCGGCGGAAACATGATCGGTGCGGTTGCTATCGAAGGTAGCACTGAGAACGAGGGCACACTGTATATTGCATTGTCTTCGAACCGTGTTGTTTATGCGGGCTACACTGCATCAACAGTTGTTGACGCGGTGGCTGGTAACTATTCGGTATTTGATTTCCCGACAGACGTTACCTACGACAACATCTTGGATGTACGCGCAGACGGCAATAAGTTCGTGTTGATCGAGAAGGGTGGCAAGCGCCACGAAACTCTTGATAACGGTCTTACATGGACATCAGGTAAGCATTACCCGACAATCCCATTCAACCTTTCGTTGGATGCGACTGGTCCATATAAGATCAATGGTATCGGCAGTGCGGAGATCACATTGGTTCGTGGTCGCACATATCGCTTCTTTGCTCAATCACTTGGCGCTGATGCGCCTCTCTTCTCCGCTACGGAGGATGGTACGCACGGTGGTGGTACAACGTATTCTACGGGCATCACGTACAACATGGGCAATCCGACATCTACTGCGGACTTTGCGGTTACAACAACTGACAGCTCTACGTACACCACAGATTATGGCACTTACAGCACTCAACCCAAGATGATTGAGTTCAAGGTTGCTGCGGATGCGCCTGATACACTTTATGTGTACTCAAGCCAGAACGCAGGTAAGAGCGTTGCAATCTCTGTGATTGACGAACCCACTGGTACACCGCACGACACCAAGACTTTGTTCCTGACCAGCACAATCTGGAACTCGAACAATGGCGATGCGAACAAGAAGTACGACATCTTCTTTGACGGTTCGCAGTTCAGCCGTGAAGAGCGTTTCTATGAGCTTCCAGAAGGCGACTTGTACGATAAGGCGGGTCTGGGTTCTGGCGCACTACTTGAGCGTACTGGTGTGATGGCATCCGCTGGTGAACAGGTAATTGTGAAAACGGACGGCGAAAAAATGGTAGTTCGCGTCCACGGAATTGAGGAGTAATCTGAATGGGACGCACTCTTATTGGGGGCAGCGCGGTAGCTGCCCCGACAACACCCACCGAAGATACCAGTTCTGTGGTTGATCCTCGTAAAGAGGGTCTACCCTGTATTGCCACATGGTCTATGCAAGACGATAATGCTCGTAGATTTAACTGCGTAGTTTATAACAGCAATGGCCATATGATTGGTGCTCCATGGGGTAACTCACAATACAGCAGCCCGAATGATTATGGCGGCGGTATTATGTACGACAAGTATTTTGGCAGCAGCGGTGACAACGGCAACCCGTTTAGGACCAATAGCCAAATTTCGTCCAATAACTCTAGCTACATAATTCAATCGACAACCAAGAGTAGCCACTGGCCTCAACACGCTATGATGAATGTATCCGCAGACGGTATGTTTGGTTCTAATCGCTGGACCAGCGGTAATGGTATGCAAGAGAACATGCGGTTCATGATTACGCATGTTCTTCCAGAAGGCATCAGACCTCGTCTAGCAATACAACGTTCAGGTACATATCTTTACCGATCTGATGTTATGTATGGCCCAAACGCGAACTCTCCAGGCGGCGAGCGGTTTGACATTTGGGATGACCCTGAAGCGGTTGCGGAATTTACCCAAAACGCAATGTCGCCGAAGAGCATTTCAAGCAGTCACAATCAAGGTATCGGCGCATGTGGTTATAATGAGCGCACCAAGACACTCGTTATCCTTTGGAACCGTTCAAGCAACACAACTCGGTACATTACTAAATGGAAGTTCACAAAGTGCCTTAATGATCCAAAGGTGCCATTACGTGAAGTCTTCATGACAGCATCAAGCGTTGAGATGAGTGCTACCAGTCTGAATATGGGATGGTCTGGAACCAGCGAAGCCTATCGCTGGGAAGTAACTGTTGGCGATAACGACTATATCCGTTGTTCAAACTTCCAGCCAAGCAGTCGGTATAGAACGTATCTCGTTACACCTGATTTAACGCTTGAAGGCGGTGAAGGCACGAACGCTCAATCATACATCAATAACACTACATCTTATGGTATAGAGCAGGGCTGGCCACATATTGGCTCCCAGTATAACTCCACATGGGATAACAAGTGGCACATACACTATTCGCACTACTACTATTATGGTGCTGGGATAAGCTCGTTCTTCACGAGTACAGAAGACCCTCGCGTGTATTACAAGTGGGAACAGCAAAGCAGCAACGGCGGTCGCTCGCCTCACGCGTGGGGTCGTACTGGGTTTATCTTCTCCTATACAGACGGCAACGCGGATAGCTCTGACGTGCACTTCTATAAAGTCGATTTTCGCGGGATGAAGACGACGACAGATGCTATTGCAGAAGGCGCTGGTTATTACTTTAGTAACACGGAACGCGCTCAACCTAGCAACGCTTCTGCTTTGAGCATTAGTGGCGGAAGTGGCTTGTTCCCCTCTCACGGTTATCACACCACTAACTATCCTACCTTCCTTAACGTGACATGGTGGCCTACCGCCGATGGTCGTACGAGCTATTCAGGAGACACACGATGACAATACGAGTCCTCTTCCTTAACGGACAAATTCTTTCATCTGGCGTCGTCACGCAAGACGATGAAGACACTGCTGATTACGCGTTTGACGTCGCTGATGACATGGAAATGTGGCGTCTTTCAATCGACGACGACGGCAACTTAGTCACGGCATACGATGGCGAAGACAGAGAGACAGCTCTCGCTAGTTTGCTTGCTGATCAGCAAGCACAAGAGGCTTTGGACAACCCTTCTGATGCCGAGTAAGCGCGTCGATAAGGCCAAGATGCCATGCAACAAACCCCGCCGCCAGAAAAGCGGCGGGAAGAAGTTCGTTGTGAAGGCGTGTGAGGGCGGCAAGGAAAAGATCATTCGCTTTGGTGACGCGAACATGTCCATCAAGAAGGATCAACCTGCCCGCAAAAAGTCTTACTGCGCACGCAGCGGCGGCATCAAGGGCAAGAGCAGCAAGATGTCCGCGAACTATTGGTCGCGCAAGGCATGGAACTGCTAACGAGAAAGGACATCGAAAGATGGCTAAGACATCTAAAGAAGTCAAAAAGCTCGGCAAGAAAACGCAATCAGGTGCCATGCAGCACAAGGATTGCCCGTGTACGCAAGGATAACCCCATGAGCCTTTATCGCAACATAAACAAACGCAAGAAAGCTGGTACGTCACGATCCAAGAGCAAGTCTACGATTAGTGACAAGGCGTACGCTAACATGAAGGCTGGCTTCCCGAACTCCAAGAAGAACAAAGCGAAGACGAAAAGGAAATCGTAATGGCTAAGAACACACTGAAGAAAAAGGGATGCTCACCCGTAATGGCAGGAAAGCCGATTAAAAAGAAGTAGCACCCCCGATCACCATGAACCCTAAAACTCAAGTTAAAGACCTCATCCAACTTACTGAAAGTCGCGGATGGGAACAGGTAAACGAAGTGATGAAGGACGAGATATTACAACTCGCCCTTTTGATGGCCCGCTCCAAAGAGATGTCCCAACAGGAAATGGACTTTAACCGAGGCGCAATATGGGCTGCCGAACAACTGTTAAACTTACCGTCGCGTTTGATCCACAGGCTCGAAGGCGACATGTCACTTGAAGATGCAACCTCCCGCCAAGGCTGGAATGAAAGGACAGACTAATGGCAAACCCACAAGATATGGATCAAGTCGCACGTATCGCGGCTAAACAAATGGGCGTAGAAGCCCCAGCGCCACAAGCGGCACCACAACAAGCCGCCCCAGCGCCAAAGCCTCAACCCAAAGAAGCTCCTACCACACCGCAAGAAAACGCATCTGCGAAGGCGTCGCCAACCACTGAAGGTGACAAGACGCAACAGCAGCCTGTTAAGTATAAGGTCCAAGTGGGCGGTAACGAGCGCGAGCTTACACCGCAACAGATTTCTGGCACGATGGAACGCTACCGTGACTTGAACTACAAGCACGCGCAGATGAAGCCAGTTATGGACCTTGCCGAGAAAATGATGAAGGCAGGTAACGCGACACCAGAGCAAGTTGCTAAGTTTATGACGGCAGCAGCCAAGTCCATGACGAAAAACGCGAAGATGGGTCGCGAGAGTACGCAAGGCAACCCAGGCGTAGCTCAAGCACAACAACCAAGTTCGCAACCAAACGTACGCGACTTGAACGCTGAGTTCAAAAAGTACGAGGATGACAACGCGATCTCGCTTCCCCCAGGATATCGCGAGGGCATGGACCGCATCAATCGTCTTGAGCAGCAGCTAAAACAGCAAATGGCGCAGATGGGTAACGTACTAAAGAACACACAGGTCGGTGCAAACGCAGCACAACAGCTCGCGAAAAACGCACAGCAGGACCATGTGAATGTTATTCGTCAAGCCACGTCAAACAACCTTGATCGCGCACAGCGCGAACTAGGTTTACCTGACACTGACGCGCGAGCATTCATGCAGTTCTCGGGCGAGCGTGGCTACACAGCCGAAGACTTCAGTGATTACGCGATGACACGCAAGGTCATGCAAGACTTTTACAATGCTAAGAACAGCGGCGAGCTACAACGCTTGCAAAACATGAACCAACGACGCCAAGCGTTCATGGCGAATGCACCGCAGGGTGCAGCCGCAAATGCTGCATCAGCAGCGGCAAAAGCAGCGCAGCCGACAGACATCCAGCGTATGGGTGCGAAGGCAATGAGCCAAGCTCTTCAGATGGGCCGTGCCCGTCCAAAGGGTCGCTAAAGGTCGCAAAAGGTCGCAAAAAAAGTAGGGACGACAAGTTTCTATGCCTGCCGTACTTTTAAGGAGTACGGCGGGCGCTACGGCTCCATAAACTCCGTACAATTTGGGACAAAGGTTGTTCGCGTGATTTCCGCGTACTGCTGGCGTACCTCGCAACAGTATATAAACCCTTGTATCGAAAGGATAATACCATGGCTGGTATCCAAGGATTGCGGGGCACAGGTCAGTTTGACAGTGACTTCCGCCCCAAAAATTACAGAGAGTTATTCACTCTGTTAGAACCAAACGGTAACGCTCCGTTGAACGCCCTACTTGCAATGACAAGTTCGGAAGGTACGGACGATCCCGAATTTAAGAACTTTCGCGATGAACTGCCAGAGCGTCGCTTGACAGTAAACGGTGCGGTCGCTTCAGCGTCCACAACATCTATTACTGTTGACGCAGGTAACGACAACTTGTTTGCCGTTGCAGGTACAATCATTGTGAACGCGCAAACTGGCGAAGTTATGCGCTGTACGGCTGATGCTACGGCAACAGGTCTTACAGTTGAGCGTAACATCGGTGGTACGTCGCACACTATTGCTGATAACGCAGACTTGTTCATCGCTGGTACAGCGTACGAAGAAGGCGCGACATCTCCTACTGGCGTGTCATTCGACGCAACAGTTGCGGAAAACTACACACAGATTTTCCGTACTTCATTCACAGTAACAGAAACGTTGCGTGCAACGAACCTGCGTACTGGTGATAAAGAAGACGAGATGGCAACAAAAGCGCTAAAGATGCACATGCAGGACATCGAACGCGCAATGTTCTTCGGCAAGAAGCACGAAGCAAACGGCTCGACTTCACAACCTCTACGTTACACTGGTGGTCTAATTAACACTGTATCGAACGTGATTGACCGTTCAACAGCGTCTAATTCTATGACTGAAGACCAGTTCGACCGTGCGTTGATCGAAGACGTATTTGCGTTTGGTTCGAAGCAAAAGATCATGTTCTGTGGCGCAAAAGTTGCGGGACACTTGCAGAAAATGGGTAAAGACCGCTGGCAGCCAACTGCTGTCGAGGGCGCGTACGGTGTGAACTTGACACAGTACACAACCTTTGCGGGTGATCTTATGGTCCACCTACACCCACAATTCCGCCAAGTTCCAGGTATGGACAACGCGGCAGTCATTATTGACTTCCCGTACTTGAAGTACCGTTACATGGAAGGCCGTGATACTCAGTTGTTGCGTGATCGTCAGTCAAATGACCAAGACGCAGTCAAGCACGAGTATCTGACAGAGTGCGGACTTGAGCTTCTACAAGACAAAGTACACACGTACATCAAAAACTGGACGAACCTAGCGTAAGTTCGGCTTTTGCTAAAAACCTTAAAGGGCGGCTTTGGCCGCCCTTTTGCATGGGACGACACAAGTCTTTTCAACCCTCATAAATGTAATCAGGAATTATCAGGAGCATACCATGACCCGTAAACGCGCCCGTACCGAGAGCGGACACTTCAAAGCTGACGATCCAAACACGCCTGAGAACGAGGCGTGGGAAGAAGCGCCAAAGAAAGCATCTACACGTAAGGCGGCCCCCAAGAAGGCAGCGGCCCCTACTTCACATATGTTCGTTTCAGCTAACCCAGAAAACGCAGCATTCGATATTCGTATCGGAGACGACATTAAGATCAAGGGTGCTTGGGACGTACAACGCGCGTTCGTTATGTGGCGTGTCCCATCAGAGCTTTTGGACATGGTCAACAAGCATCACCACGTTTGGTCGGGACGTATAGTTCCTTACACTGAGGATGAATAATGGCAGAGCAGAAGAGCGTACAAAAACCGTTCGCGGCGGGGAAGGAAAAGTATTCACCGCTTGAAAACCTTGTGCGTTCAGCTCTTGTCCGCGCTGGTAACTTCTCGCCATCTCGCGTCGATGGCGAAGTGATGATGATGATGATCGAGCTTGCGAACCGCGTTGTGGAAGAGGTTCGTCGTCACCCGTACTGGACTGGCGGCGACATTGATTATTATAACGATCCGACTGAGTGGCGACCGATCAATGACCTTATTATGATTGACGGCCTGACAGCGCATTATTTCATTCAGCAGGGTTCGGAAAAGGCGATGATCTTTTTGCAGATGTATCAGGCAAACCTGACCGATCTGCTTCTCGAACGCGATAACGGAAACAAACCTTTTGCCATCAAGATCAAGGATGGCGGCAGTAATCATCGGTACGCATAATGTCGAGATTAGCTTACGCTCCCATAGCTGTAAAAAGCCAAGCCACGAGTTATTATGGCTTTCGCGGTATCGACCGATCTCGCGACATCACAGCTATGGAAAAGCAAGAGGAGCAGAACTTCTGGCTCCTTGATAACTGTTACGTAGATTATCGCGGCCAGTTGATCCGCGATCCAAAGTTCTTTCTGCACAGTGGTTCCAACCGCTTTCCCGTAAAAGCTATCCGCTTTTACAACCGTGAAGGTGTATGCTTTGCGGAAGAAGACAGCGACAAGACGCACCTGTCGTCAGATCGCGGGCACCGAGTAAATGGTGCGTACGACAAGGACGCCGTCGTCTCGATGACGAACTTCCAAGGTAAGGTGCACATCTTTTCTAAAGACACTCGTATGTACCGCTACGATGGTTTCGAGTTTTCCACATCGACAGCGTCTATCAAGCCAGCGTTCGGTGTCCCTATTCAGCGTCGCCTTGCAGTATCTGGCTTCAAGGATAAGCCTACCGAAATCCAGTTTAGCCGTGTTGATGAACCTGACATCTTTCTTGAAGAGGAAGCTGTAACTGAAGAGGTCACACGAGCTGCGTTTATCGACATATCTAACTTGATTGGTACTGCCGACGAGATCGTTGGCTTGGGTACTTTCGAGGCGAACCGTCTTGCTGTTTTCACACGCGACCAAACACTTGTGTACATCATCGACCCTGACTTTGAGCAGTGGCAGTTGGACAGCCGCGCAAACCTTCGTATTGGCTGCATCTCACATAATACAATCGTGAACGCAGGTTCTGACCTTTTGTTCTGCTCACGTCGCGGTATTCACTCGATCATGCGATCAGAGCAGAACGGCCTGACCATCGCGGAAGCGTCGTTGTCCGACGAGATCGAGCCGCTGTACCAAGAACTCGTTAAGACAACGCCTGATCCAGCGACAATCTCGGCTGTTTACGATCCTGACAACCAAGCGTACCACGTGTTCTTCCCCCGCCCAGGCGGGCAGCGTGCGGTTCGTTTGACGATGAACTTCCGCGCTGGTTACGAGCTTGTGAACTTCCAGATTGGTGACACATTGCTTCCCCGCTGCGGTACGTTCTTGGGTGGTCGTTTGATGTTCGGTACGGCTGACGGTGTGTACGAAAGTACTGACCGTACGTTCGATCAGGATACTGGTCTTGCTGACCTACGTCGTTCACCGATGACCGCCGAAACCCCCGTACTCTGGCTTGGTGACTTTGTCGGTAACAAGCGAACGCATACGTTCATCATTCAGGCTATCGGCTCGGGAAGGTTCTTTGTTGATGCCGTTGATGAGAACGACACGCCCATGGGTACGCTTGAGATCAACCTCGACAGGCTTGAAGGTGACACTCACTGGGGTGATGCCCCGCTCAAGTCTGATTACAGCTTCCCATTCAACCACGTTTTTCGAGGCATACGCCTCAGATTTAGAACTGAAGAGCAGGACGTAGACAGCGACGTCACTGTGATCAGTTTCGCCTTCATTATGCACAAGGAGAAATAAGATGGCACGCCTAAAGGTACTATATCCTGGCAACCATACTTCCAGCGGTAACATTGGCGCGGACATCGAGAACATTGTTCGCTATCTTAACTCCGCAGAAGTTGGTGACTTTACACTAGCAGAACTTGTAAAAGTTCTATTCGATCAAGACGGCGTACTTAAAGCACCCGTCGAGCTTCGTAACGACAACGAAGCTGGTCTTCAGTATCGCGTCGGTCAGTACACTGACAACGAGACGGGCTGGAAAGAACTAGCGACTATCGCAGAAATTCGCGGTGCAGCGGGTTCTGACGTTGGCACGATTGGTGCGCCGTTGTTCTCAGCGCGTACTGATATTGTAATCAACGAAGCTGATAGCGGTGGTGATATTGATTACCCAACAGGTACAACGGTCTTCAACTACATCCACGAAGCTGCTGATGCTATCGTTGTTTACCTGAATGGTGCATTGCTTGCTGAAGATGATTACTCGAACCAACCTACTGCAAACACAGTAACACTTAACGATGCGACTGCTGCGGATGACCTGATTACTATTTATAAGGTGCAATCTGCTAACGACAGTGGTTTTGTTCGCGAAGACGTTATAGCGGGTACATCACAGGCCGTTTTTCCATTCGTGCACAACGAAGACCAAAAGGTTCTCGTATATCGCAACGGCGTATTGCAGCGCCAAGGCGGTACGAACGACTATACGCAGCAACCTGCGAACTCTACAATTACGTTTACGTCAGCTCTTACATCTGGCGACTTGGTCACGTTCATCATCGTGGAAGACACCTCACAGGTTCGTGTTTCTGGCTTGATGACAGAAGACAAGTTCACGAACACTGACGGCTTGATCCCATTCAACAAGCTCGCAATCAGTGATGACGAAGTCCCACAAAACAAAGTGAACGGACTATCAACGCTACTTGCGAACCGTGGTCGTGTATACGTAAGCAGCTCGCAGCCTACATCAGCGAATGCGGGCGACATGTGGGTTGATACTGGTGCGTCTCCGAACGTTTTGAAGTTCTACAACGGTACGGGTTGGCTGCTTACTTCACCCGATACTGGTATCCCTGCTTTCGGCACAACGAACGCTCTACAATTCTTGCGCATCAACTCGACTGGTGGCGGCTTGGAATTTGCGAACGTTGACTTTACTTCACTTGTACCAAAGACGTACATCGGTGCTGCTGATGGTGTCGCTGGCTTGGACAGCACTGGTAAGCTGCCAGTTGCTCAGTTGCCCGACACCTTCGCAACTCGTTCGTTCTTCTTCCAGCAAGACGGTTCCATCTCGAATGGCGATTACGTTGTGACGCGTGCGTTTAAGCAGAACGTACGTATCGACGCTATCGCTGCGAAGTGTACGTCTGGTACGGCGAACATCCAGATGAAGATTAACGGCATCAATGCTGGTGACGTGATCGCAGTTAGCTCGAACCTTACCGAGCAGAACTTGTCGGCATCAATTCTGATCGACGCATCCACAACCTCAAAGGAAATCGCTTTCACTGTTTCATCAGCGAACAGCGTTTCTGACATCGAAGTAACACTAGCGGCGGTAATCACTAATGTCTAATGACCTTTCCCCTTCCCAAATGCGTGCAATGGCTCAAGCCCTTTCCGACATGGGTCGGGGAGGTGATACCCAGCTTGTTCACGTCATGCCTGAAGAGGTTGAGCTTTTGAAAAAGATTGGTGGCAGGGGCACACGCAACCCTCTCACTGGTCTATTAGAGTTCAACACAGCAAACACTGACTGGATCGACCAGTGGAACAGTACAGAAGGTCTTGATGAGAAGTACAAGATCGACAAAAGCACAGCAGGTAGCAGCTCGACAATCAGCGGTACGAACACTGATGGTACTACGTACAGCTTTGACAACAGTACATCAGATACTGACGATGACTGGCGTAATGGCAGCGGCTCGCTTCTAACAACTGATCCAGCAACTGGCCAAACGGTCGGCGTATCAGAAGCTGCTAACGGTGGCGAGGCGGGCGTTGCAGGCCGAGGTCCGCTTACTGAGGCCGAACGTGCCGCTAACCGCAAGAACAATCCATTCGATTTGGATGGTGACGGCTCTATGTGGACGTCGACAGATAGGTTCGGCGCAACCAAGAACATCTTTGGCCAGACGGTAAACATCACTGACAAGAACAGTGGTGGTTATATCTGGAACGCTATGGACGCTGATGGCGACGGCAGCATGTTTACCGCCAACAACAACAGCTATGGCACGAACTCGTTGGTCCAAGGAAAGAACACATTTAGCACAGTTGCTAATGTAGCAGCACTTGTTTCGAACCCAGTGGCTTATCTGGGCGGTAAAGTCATCAACAATATTTTTGACAAAGATGGTGATGGCAGCATGTTCACGCGCGGTGGCGTAATGTTTAACCCAGACGGAGGCGGAGATGACGGAAACACCAGAACTAGTAGCGGGGTCGTTGGCGCTATCACTGATAGTGGCGGTTCTAGCGGTAGTAATAATACTTCCGAAACTGGAGCAGTCGAAGTCGACGAAACAGGAGCCTCGGGCGAAGACGAGACGTACTCAAGCATAGTTGGCAATTATAACTATAATGGCTTCAGTAACCGTAACGACGGTCGCAAGTATCTTGATTACACATACACTGATGGCGCTGGTACGCTAACTGGTAGCCACATTGATCAGGTTCGTCCGTTCCACATCTCGATGTCGATGGACGATGCTGCTTCGTACGCATTCTCGGAACAAGCCGCGAACTCTGTTGAGCAGATGATTTCGCAGTTGCCACCTGAATTGATGAAGCAAATGTCTGGCGCAGTAAATGTGTACATGACGAAGGATCAGAAGATCGCAGTAATCATGGGCAACGAAGAGACAGGCTTCGTTGAAGCTCTGTATGACGGCAACCAAGACGGAGCCACAAATGCGATGAACGACATCGCAAACATGATGGCGTACGTCGAAGCGACAGGCGACACAGATATTGACGCTGGCTTCATGGGTCGTGTTGCATCCGCCGAACGTTTCCAAGGTTATGGAACTGAAACGCTACGCGCAACGTTGGCTCAAGTTCGTGCCGAGCGTGAGAACTACGAACCTAATACACCGCCGTACATTATGGCAACCGAACGCATTGATGAGCTTCTGCGCGAGATCGCCAGACGCGAAAATGCGGCTGAAGCGCATACGGGTGAGTACTCGGCTGCGGGCGTAACAACGGTCGTCGGGGAGACGGCAGCACAAAACGTAGGATCGTAGGGACGACTAACCCGTTAAGTAGCATGTAAATTCGTCGTAAGCATAGGAGAATAAAATGGCTTTTTCGGCAGAAATCTTTGGCCCAAACACGGGCACATCAATCGCAAAGCGTAAAGAAGCGGCAGCTATGGGCGAAAAGATCGCCGAGCAAGGCCGTAAGGGTGACAGCATGGTAATTCACGCATCGCCATTCACAATGAAGCTACTCACAGAGATGGGTGGCGCGGGTTCGTTCAATCCAAAAACTGGAATGTTCGAGTTCTACAATGTCGACGACGTAATGAAGAAGAAACTGGGGTACTAATACGTGCCAACTGTCATTCGAGAACTGACGGCAAAAGATGCGAAAGCAGTCATAAAACTAGGAAAAGAAATGCACGCCGAGAGCAGCTTTTCCCACCTAGATTTTAGCACTGACCAGACGCTCAAGACAATGTCTCGTTACTTGAAAGACAGCAACCGTATCTGCTTCCTTGCTTGGTCGGATGAAGAGCCTGTTGGAATTATAGCCGCGTACGCGTCGGACTATTACTTCAGCAAGCAGCGAGTATCGAGCGACATCGCTTGGTTCGTATCTCGCAAAAAGCGCGGTTCGACAATCGGCATTCGCCTTTTGTCAGCATACGAAAAGTGGGCCAAGGACCAAGGTGTGTCTGAGGTCCGCATGGGCATAGAAACTGGGGTAAACGTCGAAGCCTTCGATAGCCTCATGAAGAAACGCGGATACGACTGCGTCGGCAGAAATTACCGCTTGGAGATGAGTAATGAAACATACGCTTGATGAGCTTCTAGGTTTTAACTGGTACGGCCTTCGTGATCCGCGAACTTTTTGCGGTGATGACAACGGTGGCGGCGGCGGCGGCAATGATGATAACGACAGCGGCAACGGGGCCACATCACACACCGTAGCAGCGGGCGGTAGCCTTGAAGCTGAAGCTGATCTTATCAACAGTGACTTAGATGACGATGATTTCTGGAATGAGTTCGAGAACGATGAAAGCATCGCTACTGGTGTAACTGATAGCAGCGGCAATTCTATCAATGTTGTCACAAATGACATTGACTGGGACGCAATCTTTGAAGCTAATGACAACGACGACAAAAGAAACAACTCATCAGACGAAACAAATACAGACACTAGTTCTGGGCAGATGTGGAACGACGGCGTTGTGAACACAAGCGCTAAAGACGATGACTTGGGTGTTGGCGCGACGAACACTGGCAACACGTACCCTGGCAGTGCTGTGGAGGTCGTTGGCGGCTTGAGCAACAATGTCACAATCACACAGGCGTCGAACAACGACGATGATGATGACGATCGTGATTGGAGCGCGTCTGACGAAACAGGCGGTGGCTCTATGGGTCAAGTAGACATTGGCAACGCAATCTCGTCTGGCGGTACGGGTTCTCTTGTATCTGGCGCAGCAAGCAGCGAAAGCCAAGGCATCATCGCTTCAGCAAACGCTAACGCTGGCGGTGCTGATGACGGCGAAACAGAAATGAGCAGCGAGAAGGCGTCTTCAGATGTGCTTGACCTTGCGGAAAGCACAGGAATGTCCGTCTCATCTATCAATGCTATCGCAGCACTAGACGCGTACGACTTAGTTGATGGACAGCTTGTACTGGTTAGCAACCCAACACTTGTATGGGACGGCAGCAAGCTCGTTGACAACCCGAACTATGCTAACGAAGTCGATGCGAACAGCACAATGGTTGACGGTGTTGGTTCGCTGGGCGGCAATGATACATCAAGCAGTACGGTTGGTGGCGGGACCATTAACACTGATGCGAAGGACGCCGATCTAGGTGTTGGTAAGTCTGGCACTATTAACACTGACGCGAAAGACGCGGACCTTGGCACTGGTGCAACATCAACCATTAATAGTGAAGGTGAAGTTGAAGTAGCAACTGGCGATGCAACCGTAAACACAGAACTGGTTGACGGTGCTGTTATAAAAACGTTGGACGATATTGTTGATGATATGGCAACTGGTCTGGCGATGGATAAAGAAACAGGTGAACCAGCGAACGGCGTGTACGGTGGTGTTGAGTACGTCAACGGCGTACCTATCGTTACCGACGCTGGTGTAAGCGATGGATCAGGTTCTGACGATATAAATCAAGCGGACGTAACCGAAGGTGGCGTTGTTGTCCAGCAGCAGAACGCCACATTTAACGAAGTTTCTGGCTTGATGGAATACCCAGACGGCACGCCATTCACTGGTACTGCTCCTGATGGCCGAACTTATATTAACGGCGTACAGTCTCAGGTGGTAGATGGAAGCGTTACGCCCCCAGATGTTGACCGAACAGCGCCCGAACTTAGCATCGGGGAAACAGGTTTGGACGGCGTAACGCCAGAAGACATTTTGCAGGCGGTCACTGGGAACGGAACAGTCTACAAAGAGTACGACATCGACGGTGACGGCGATGTGGATAGTGCGGACGCTCTCGCGCTTCAGCAAATTCTTGAGGCGAATAGCTCTAATAACAACAATAATAATTCAGGTAGTGATGGGAACTCGCTTACTGAAGGTGGGGCAAACAATACTGACCCACGCGACACAGCTTACGCTGCATTAAGCGACGCTGACAAGGCACTCGTGGACAACGGCACCCTTGTTTGGAACGCTGAAACAGGCACGTTCGACACAACAGAAAGTAATGCCTCCAACGCGACAGGATACATGTTTAACGACGGATACCTGTTCCTCGATGGCGAACCATTCACGGGCGAATACAACGGTGCGATATATGAGAATGGCGTACTTGTTGAGGACAGCGGTGGAAACAACAATGTAGTAAACCCAACAGGCCCATACCTTCAAGATGGTATCATGATGGGCGTGGATGGCACTCCATTCACAGGTACTATCGGTGACGAAACTTACGAAAACGGTTTACTTGTCCAAACAGGTGGCGGTAGTGAAGAAGGCGGCAACAGCGGCCCATCGCTTGATGCAAATGGCCTGATGTTGAACGCAGACGGGACACCCTTCTCAGGAACGTTTGGCGGAAAAACATACGTTGATGGCGTAGAGGTTACTAGCGGCGGTGGTTCAGACGGCGGTGGTTCAGACGGCGGTGGTTCAGACGGCGGCGGTTCAGACGGCGGTTCAGACGGCGGTTCAGACGGCGGTTCAGACGGCGGTGGCGAGAACGATGTAATCAATACTGAAGCTGGTGCGCAGACCATTAACGTCACAATCGACGGTCAGGTTGTAACTGGAACTGTTGACGCTGATGGTAACGTTCTCGACGCAGACGGCAATATCATTGGTACTTGGGACAGCGCAACGCAGACGTTCACTCGTGCTGATGGCATAACAACATCCGCAGGATTGCAGGGCGTCACAATTACGATGAATGATGGCAGCACGGTGAACGGGTTCATCGACGCTGACGGGAATGTTGTTGACGCTAATGGCAACGTTTTGGGTACACTCAATGAAAACGGTGAGTTCGTACCAGCAGGAACATCTGCAACCGAAGGCGGCAGCACGGGTACTGTGACTGGTACGGATAACGACGGCATGTATATACAGGACGGCGTCATCTATAACCCAGACGGAACCATCGCGGGCTACACTGATGGCTATCAGTCATCGACAGAAGAACTTGTCGACAACCTATCAAGTGCAACAGGTAATTCCACAGCATCGTACGAAGGTCTGTCACGCGCAGAGATCGTAGCTCTCGTTCAAGAGATGATGGACAGCTACAACACCAATAACTATGACCCGCTGACGTTCTTGAATGCGTTCGGTTTCGCTATGGACCCAACGTACGCAGGTGGCGTGATCCCAGGAATGTTCCAAGGTCAAGGTTCTGGCGTGTACATGCGTCGGTTGGTTAAGGACCGCGATACTGGCGAATATCGTTACGTCGACGTCCCACTTGGCGGAATGTACAACCAGAACGCAAGTGCGCGTATGCAACGTCGTCAAGGGTTCGGCGAGATCATGAACTTCTAAGAGGTCTGAGATGAGTTTACTTGACATATTTAAGAACAATTCGGACACCATCGACGGCCTTATGGCCCTGTATGGATTGTACGATGGCCTTACAAGTTCCAACGAAGCCGAAGGCAACTTGGAAGGCTACACAGAGGATCAAATCGAAAGACAGAACCAAATCAACGCCCTCTTCACAGAGGGCGGTGATCTTATGCGGACCAACATCGAACGCTTGCTCACTGAGTACGGCAACTTCGGTCAGGTTACACCCGACATCGTCGACAGCATCACCGAGTATCTAGCAAGTCAGCGCAGCGCAGAAGAGCAAGGCAACATTGACACCGTCAACCGTATGACGCGAGAGGACGAAAACCGTTTTGTCAGCTTTGAAGACGCATTCCGTGGTCTTGCGACGGACACAATGGACAGCCTTGGTGCTGAAGTACGGGATACAGATGCATACGCTCGCATGGTAGCACCTGACACTTTGGATTACGCGCAGATGCAAGACGGCATTACGCAGAAGTTCTTGGCAATGCGTCAGGGTGCAACGCAGAAGTATCTAAACGAGGCTCGTGCAAAAGCATCTGCGAACATGGACCCAGGCTTAATGAACAGTACGCTTGCCGTACAAACAGAAAAAGCGTTGGGTGCACTTGCAGCAGATCGTTACGCACAGGACGTACTTGATAGTGTATCTGATGCGAACAGCTATTTGACTGGCTTGCAGCAGCTTGCGTCAAACGATCAGAACATGACAAACGCAGAGCGCAACATGCAGCGCAACTTGCTTGCTGACAAGTACGGTCTATCTGGCAGCGCACTCGATCAGATGCTTACTGGTTCTAGCCACGGTCAGAACACAGCCGACAACATGAACTCGTTGCGTTACAATGCTATTAACGAACTTGGGCGGCAGCAGGGACTGCGTAACAACACCGCAATGACCGACATGTTGAACGGCTACAGTATCGTAGGTTCGGAGAACACATTGGCGAACAACTATCTAACGCAGCTTTCTAATACCGTTACAGCACCTTACACATATGCGGCTGGCGGTATGAACAGTATTAACAACGTTGGATCAACAATGGACAGCCTGAACGCAGCAGCCAACAGCGCGAATACTATCGCGTCTGGTAACATGGCAGGTTTTGGCGACTGGATGCGCAGCATCACACTTTAGGAGGTTTGAATGTTCAACTACGGAGCCTTCAGAAAAGGATACGTTGACGCGGATACGCGGTACAAAAACCAACGCCGAGAGAACGCTCGTTTGTATAACGAGTACGTAAAAATGAACCCTGATGCGTCTGTCGAAGATCGAGAGAAGTACGCAAGCGACCTCGCTGGAAACAGCGAGTTCTTTCGTGCTGCACTTCCATCTGCTGACGTGATGCGAAGCAACGTGGACCGTCGTAAGAAAGAAGTTGAGTGGCAAGAAACCCAGCGCAGAAACCAAACTCTGCAAACAGAGCTAGGCTTCATGAAGTCGTACGCTGACATTCTTACACCTTTCGCGACCAGTGGCGACATGCAATCTGGCTTTGATATGCTCAAAGAAGTAGGCGGCTTCAATCCTAAGATGGAAAAAGCTGTCACCGCCATGGCCATGGGTGCAGCATCGCAAGGCGCAATCAGCACAATAAACGGTCGTATTAATGCGTGGAAAGCGACTGGCTTTCAGCAGGACAAGATCGAAGACATATTTGCTGGCTTGAACCCGAACCTGCCTGCCGTACAGCAGGCTCGTACGCAAGTCGACGCCATGACAAAAAGCGAGATCAAGCGTCAAGCTGAAGCGCTACAGGCTGACGCAAATCGCGCGGCTGGTAATGACGAAGACTTTAACATGCTGAAGCAGAATGCAGCAGAAAAGTACCCTCTTCTTCCAGCAGGTCGCCATGACGAGATCATCGCTAATTACGGGCAGCAAAAGTTTGACGCTCGCAAGCAAGCCGAGAGTGATGCTAATCAGGCAGCAGTAAATCAGGCGTTTGACAAGGTCCGCGTCGCCTTGGAAACAGACGATATTATTGGCATCGACCAAGCAAAAGAAAGGCTGGAAAGCATACTTGCGCAAACAACCCTTGAGGATAAGTCGTATGACGAAGAACGCCTTGCTGAGTTGGTCAGGTCGCAAGAGCAACGCAACATTCAGAGGGCAGACGAGGCAGAAGAGCAGCAGCTACAGCAAGCCCAAGCTAAGAACGAAAACAACCGTTCGAGCCTAACGAGTGATAAAGACGTAAATGATCGCATTGATGCGGTCGTTGATAGCTTGATTACTGATTACAGCAGTTTTGACAAAGACTTTGACCTGAAAACAGCAAAGATGGCGAAACGCGCGGAAGTCGAAAAAGCTCTTTCGACAGCATCGCAGTACGGTATCAACTTGGACAACCCAGACATGGTTCGATCCGTACTTGCAGAAATTGCAGCCGAAGAGCGTTCGACAACTGGTTCGTTAGAAGACCCGCTTGCAATACAGCGTGCAGTAGGACGTGCAATGTCATCGCCAGTAGCAATGAACCAGCTTGGCACAATCGACAGAAAAGCGTTTGGTCTAGCTCTTGAAGCTATGGGCGTAACTGACTTTTCGGAAGTACCGCAAAAAAGCATGACATTGTTCGGAAACTATTACCAGCAATTCAGGCAAGCTGAGTATAAGACGGTATTCGACAAGATTGATCCAGAAATACTTAACGTTACCGAGCTTGGTGATATGTTCAAATCAACGCTTGATAACTTCGATGCATCTAACCAAGAAAAAGTTGGTGCTAACGACTATACTTCACGTAGCAACGCTATACTCAAGTCTGACGTAAACGAAATGAAGGATGTAACTTCACTTACATCACACTTGAAGGACGGTGAACGTCGATTGACAGAAGCTGGCAACATGATCCTTGAGATAGATCGCAAGATTGCCATGGCACAAGCGTACATGAGAGCGCCGACTAAAGAGAATGCGTTTGGCTTTGGTGCGGGTATTGATAACATACCTAAGATCGAACAGGTACGTGATTACATTAAGCAGCTTCAGGCGAAGCGTGTGATGGTAGACGGACAAATGGATCAAATCGTTGCGGATTATAACAAAGTCGAAGCGATGATTGGTCAGGCTAAGAATGCAGGTATGGACACAATGCTTGTTGGTGACGCATCAGCCATCAAGACACTTGCACCAGAACTTGGTGACGAACTCGAAGGCAAGTCTCCTCAACAGCAGATTGAAATCATCAACGCAAAAGCTGAAGAGATCACAAAGCAGATGATTATAGCTTGGACTGAGAAGAACCCACGCCGATCATTAAAGGACGGTATGGAAAAAGGCGAACTTAAAAACGTAACCGAAGTCGCTCAAGAACTATTCAACGCGTACTTACCGCAGCAATAGGGACGAAAAAAACTGGTGCTCCGTTTAATCTGATCACATCTGGTTAAATGGAGTACCTAGATGGCTATTAATAAGGCGCAGTTCCTCGGCGGAGGAAAAATTTCGGCATCATCAACTGTCGGCGATTATTCAAATCTTTCAGGCTATGATCTACTAACGAACCCGTACGCTATTGCGGACGTTCGCAACTACTATCGTGCGAATGGTCAAGAGTTCGGTAGCACAAGCGAGATGTGGGATCAGTTTTACGAGGACCGTCGTTGGTCTGACGTAAACACATTCTCGATGGGTAAAGACTTGATCGAGACAGCTACTGCTGGCGACGATGGTCGCGAGATGCTTGGCCGCCTTTCAAAGCTATGGGCTAACCTGCCTTCTCGTGGCTCCACGATGGAAAAGGTAATTGATTACGGTGCAGCAGGTGTGCTTGACCCAACAAACTTGATTGGTTTCGGTTCGGGTGCGGTCGCAACCAAAGCGGCACAAGGTGCGCGTGTCGCAGGTAAGACGCTAGAGCAGTCAGCAAAAGCGGGTATTACGGCGGGCGTAAAAGATGTAGCCAAGAAGGAAGCGGCACTCGGTCTAGGCATCGGTGCAGGCTTTGACGCAGCGCAGCAGGCGAACGAGATCGCGCAAGGCGTATCTGATGAGTTCGACGTAGGCCGTACGATTGGTGCTGGTCTTATGGATGCTGCCGTATCTGGTGGTGCAGCCGCCCTACTTACAAAAGGTGCAGCCGAACTTGGGGTTGGTGAAGTCGCGAAAGGCGCTGGGAGCCTTGGTGACTGGTCTGGTTCCGCGCTTGGTGCACGTCTGACGCAAGAGCTTAGTGCGATCAACCGTGAAAAGGGCAACATCGCGACAGCTCTTTCTAAAACTGATGACGCTGCCGAAAAAAAGATTGCGAACGATACTCTTGCGCAGCTTAACAACGACGAAGCTCGCGTAAATGCGATTGACGCGTACGTCAACAACTTGGACATGCGTTTGGACGAGATTGCCAACGAGTACCAAGCTGCTCTTGCCGAGGGGCGTGAAGCAGGTAACATAAAACAAGAGTTCGATGACATGCTTGAGCGCCGTACCAACGTGCTCAACATGACACCCGAGCAGATATTCGAAGCAGGTTTTGTAGATGAACCCACAATCACTCGCGCTGCGCCCGCCGAAGCTCCAAAGCAAGAAGCGCCCGAAGCCGCACCAAAAGCCAATGAGCCTAAAGAAGAAACTGCAAGCGCTGATGACGCAAAAGACAACACCCCAGCAGAGGGCGGCGACACTGATGGTGAAGCATCGGTACAACCGAAAGGTGACGCAGAAGGTGATGTAGAAGAAGCACCAAAGGTCGACGTACCTGAAGACTGGGAGTTCAACTCACCAAATCAGGAAGGCAAACTTGGCAAGCTACTTGGCGTAAAGGGCGATGATTTAAGAACAGTCGTTTCTGACAAGATTGCATCTGGTGAGTTTGTTCTTACAAAAGGAAACAAACTCGCAAAGAACACAGTTCGTGACTTTGAGCAAAACAAAGGTATCGAGACAGACGCAGCGAGTGAAGAGGTATCGGATGCTGTTGCTGGCGTAGAAACAGCAACCCCTCGTGCGCCTGAAGAAACTGAGTTCGAGCCTGATGTAGCCGAAGCCGACGAGAGCACACCTGCGAACCAAGAAGCGTTCGACGAAGCTCTTCGTAAGTACCAAGAAATCATGGACATGCTGCAAGGGCAGCCAGAGTGGATCGAGCGTACTCGTAAGTTAATCGACGAGTTCTTGAAGCAAGGTAAGTTGGACGCTACAACTTTCCGTTACGTAAACCAGTTGTTCGACATCCACCTAGATGCGGAAACAAAGGGCCGCGTACCAGAAGATGCAGAAGCCGTCGCAGCAATGCGTAAGGACTACTTACGTCGCGAAGGTACTACGACGCCCGATACGAAAGAGGGTACGACGGCAAATCGCTCCGCAGCGAGCACACAGAAATCCATGGATGCCATGGAGACGGGGCCAAAAACTGCTGGCAAGAGTATTATTGAGAGTACTGATCCCCGTACTGGTGAGAAGATTGTTCGTACAAAGCCACAAGATATTGTGCGCAAAGGTTACGACATAGGTGACGGTTACAGCGTACTTAATGCGGCTGACCGTTTCAGCGCACCAGACTTGAACTTAGCAGTTTTACGCGAAATGGCTCGTGCAGAAGGCGAAAACGGCAAGACTGTTTACGAGTTCGTCGCCGCTGGTGGTGAGAAAATCGTCGGTCGTCCACGTATCGCTAACAAAATGGCCAAAGCAACGAAAGGCGAGCGTTTATTCTACGCACCTGCAACGGGCAAGGTTTACCCAAGCGAAGATATTGCGCTAAAAGCACTTGGTTTAAAGGCAAACAAGTCCGCGCCATCTGCTAAAAAGGTGGAAGTTGAAGAGCCTCTTACAGCCGAAGAGGCAAAGAAGGCTCGTGATGACGCGTTTACTGAGTTCGAGAAGTCAGGCGACATCGAGGGGCTAAAAGAAGCCAACGAGAAGGTTGATCGTCAGACAGGCACGCCCAAGAAGAAAAAGAAGAAAGCGGCAGTCAATCGCGACGATATCCCTGATGGATTGGTTAAAGAGAAGGACGGTATGGTATTCGCCATGATACCTCGTGTTGAGGGCGTTGGCTATACACGCGTAATCACAGGCGGTCAGGATGGCCCTGCACAGGTGATTGGTGGCGCAAATCTGAACGACTACTATCTTGGCTATGTTCCCGAAGGCTCAACAGGCAAACAAGGCCGTGATCTACTTCGTAGCTTTGAGCCGTACGATGCTGATGCATATCCAGAGCTTAATGGTGATCGTGTGTTCAACGAGCGTACGTTCCCCATCGAGGCTGTCGAGTGGGCGACCATGGAGATCGAAGCCTCGCAGCTAACACGCGAACAATCTGATGGTTTGTATGCAGCGGGTAAGTTCGCAAAATCTAGCATGGTCGCAATCCATGATACAGCGGATGACTTTTACAAAAACGGCAACATTCAGTTTGCAACGCTTGATCTTATCACGGGCAAAATGGAAACAGCTCCGTGGGAAACCCGTAAAGGTTATGGCGACAAGCCTATGGACCCACTTTCCAACACCGCTCGTATGGTCTTACTTCAGAACTTGTACACCATTCGAGACAAGTACGCACCAATGGGCGTTCGTCCAAACACAACAACCCTGAATAACAGCCTTGATCAACTTACAAAGATCATGGATGGCGCGAGTTCTGGTACGCTGCTTAACCTAGAAAAGATGATTAGATCGGTCGTTCCGTCTGATCGTGCGCCAATATTCAAGCTCGGCAACAGTCCTTTGTTCAACAGAGCGCATGGGCCAATGGCTGTCAAAGGTGCCCCAAGTGAGATTAATACAATCGAGCTTGCTAAGAACCAGAACGTAGATAACACATTCCCTTTGACGTCTGAGTTCATAATCGCACATGAGCTTGGTCACTGGGTGTTCACAAACGTGCTAGACGATGCGTCAAAGCGCGAGTTCTTTATGGCTTTGAACAAGTACTACAAAGCAAACGGAAGGCTCATGGAAGACGCGCAAGTCGAAATCATGAGTAAATCACCGTACGTACGCTATGAGAGTAAAGACGGCGTTCAGGAGATGGGTGCAGCCAACTGGTTCGACAGCCCCGACGAATACTTCGCTAATCAGTTCGCATTCTTCCTGACAAAGCACAATGACTTGATGTCTGTCAAAGACCCAAGCCTATTCGGCAAAGTAGCTCGTATTGTTGAGGCTTTGTTCCGTAAGATTATGGGCACGCCAGACATGAATGTTATCGACGAGGACTTAGTTCCTATCTTTAACAAGCTGATCGTTGATGACATGGAAGCACTTCGTATGAAGGCTGTCGACCCCGTTGAACCTAAGACTAATAAAGGTAAGGCAATTCAACAGCGCTTTGTGTTCATGCAAGAAGCACATGATGCAGCACGTTCTGCGTATGCGAATGGCGACATCGAGCAAGCTGCTGTCTACCTTCAAGACTTGGCGGAGCAGTTGCGTGGTATGTCCACAAGTCAGAAGGACGCATCAATCGCAGCCGTACGCAAAGGTGAGCCGTACCGATCATCTTACACAGGCGCATTTGCTGTCGTCGGTCGTCATCATACCAAAATGAAAAAGGTCGCTCGCATCATTACATCAGCGACCCAGCGCTTTACAATGGAGTTCGCAAACAGCGATGTAGCTTCAGCTACATCTTTCGGACCCGAAGTAGAAGAGCGCATCGCTGCTATCTTTGGCGAAGACCTCGATCAGTTCATTGCTGATATTAAGTTCACAATGAACAATGCGTTCCTTGATGTTGAGGGCGGCGACATCCCGCAGTACGCAGTACCTGATGTGCAGATCAGAAAGCGTATGGAACCTGATGGAGCAGGTCGTACTGGCATGGACAAAATTCGTGCGGCACAACGCTTCAAGAAGGTTAAAGGTCGTCAGAACGCAAAGAACCGTAAGCGTAAGCAGGCGGTTAAGGATATTGTAAAGAACAAGAACGCCAAGGATACGGATGCACCACAAAGTAGCAAGAAGCTGCCGCGTGCAAAAGTTGCCGAGATGGACTTGCCCACAGCAACAGAGTTCTACACCCGTACGCTTGAGGACGGCAAAGAGACGGCGCAATCAAAGCAAGCACGCCGCCACATTATAGAGCTTATTCGCTCGAAGCCGAACGCAAAGCCATCAGGAAATAAGGACTTGTTGGATTGGGTAAAAGGTCAGCGTCAGCCAGACCTTGTTCGTTTGTATAGCGAGGCTCTTCCTGACAAAGAAGCTGCTGATCTTGCGCGTACGATTGAGTATGAGTTCCAGCGTCGCGGTGAGAACCAAGAGATTTCTAACAACTTGGTACAAGCTGCAATCCAGACAGAACGCATGATGGAAGGTGTGCCTGGGGATGATGTGACTGTCCCATCAAAACTTCCGTACTTGTTCCGCCAAGCAGTCAGCGCAATCACTCATCGCAACAGTGACATGCAGGCAGTAGCGCGTCGTGTTGCAACACGTGTCGCGTACTTGGGTAATCGCTTCTCACTTAACACCAAGAGCAACGAGTACAAGGACTTCCGTAATCGTGTACGCAAGGTGGCGTCACAGCTCACAAAGCGTGCAAACATCTCCGAAGCAATGCGCGAAGTCGCTGGTATGGTTTACGACAGTGAAGTAATACCAACAAACCAGAAAGAGAACTTCCAGCGTGCGGCTGGTATTGCAGGTTATGACCCCAAAGAAGTTCTTGTTGCACTTACTATGGACGTCATCGACACCAAGTCGACACGTACGGCATCCGATGCGTTTGCATCTCTTGATGATGACTTCGTCAAGGCGAACATGCTTGAAAGCGTGAACGATGCTCGCATGTCAATGCGTGAAGGTGTGGCGTACGTGACGAACGGTCTGATCGACAGCAAAGATGCGCGTCAGCGCTTTGCTCCTGTCATGACATACGGAAACTTGAAGTCACGCAATGCGGATATGGACGGCGCAAGCCCAACATCTCGCTTTATTGACAGAATGCCAGCCGAGTTCGCAGAGGACTTTGCTAATGATTACTTGTCAGGGGTTGAAAGCAATACGCTTGAAACAATGCGGAACTTCACTGGCGGCGATTTGAAGGTGTACTACACTTCGACAAAGTCTGGTCCAATGGGTGACGGCACATACGTGTATGATCGTCCTGTGGGAACGCTTAAACAGGTTGGTGAGGACATCAAAGCGAACTTGGACGAGGATCAAGCGTACCTTGTGGACGAGCTTCGCGAAACACGTGGCCGTATCAACATGCTGCGTGCGAAGGGCAACCCGAAAGCTGCGCAAGATTTGTACGATTACGAGGAAGCGCTGCGTATGCAGCTTGCCGATCTTGGCGTACCAGAGCAGTCAATGGTTCGTCCTGTTCTTATCCGTGACATGCGCCCTGCGAACATCAACACTGACATGCTGATCAGCGACGCAGTCGTTAAGAACATCAAGCGTGCCATCGAGGCGCAAGAGATAGAGGGTATGCCATCGCGTTCCGATGCAGTGTTCGCTCAGAACCGTCGTAAGCACAAGCCTCTTGAAATGTTCGAAGTTCTTGAGCAAGCAGCAGGCAGTCGTGAGAAGCTAATGCAGGCGGTACGTAACGCAGGATATAGTAGCTTGAACGTCAACGGGCACAAGATGATGCTCAACGATGCAAGCGTACGTGATCTACGTGCGGACACATTCGACGAACCAGATATGATGGTCGGCGAAAACTTCCCAGCGGATGCAATCCCACACGTTGTGAACAGCATGATCACAGAGAATGATGCTGGTGATCAGGCGTTTGACGAGGTTATATCAGCGTTCGAGACTGCGGGTATGCCTTCTAAAGTAACAAACGTACTCAGCAAGATCAAAAAAGGTAAGAATATTACCCCGAAGGAAGGCCGTGAGCTACGCAAGGTTGCTAAGTGGGGTCTATCTCGTACGAATGCGCAGCGTTTGGTTAAGGCTGGCATGAAATCTCTTGGTAATTTCTTCGAACCAAGTGACGGCGGAGCAGGACACTTCGAGCGTTATGCCGTACGTACTGGCGCGTTCATCGGCCCATTGCAGCGTATGATCCAGAAGATGCCACAAAGTGATGGTGGTATTAAACGTTACTTCCGTAATGGTCTTGGTGAAATGTTGTACGCACATAACACAGGTTTAGGTGAAAGCATCGCTGGCTTGTTGCGTATCCCTGCCCCGTTGCGCAAAGCGCCAGTAATGGAGCACTTGGAAATCCTTAACGCTCTGCGGAACGAGGATAAAGTGCAACTGCTTAACTCGCAACAACGTGAGATTTACGACCACATTCGTAAGTACTTTAACGCAGCTCGTGATCGTTTGATTGCTGCTGGTTACGACGTGGGTAACATCGCTCGTAACTACGTACCGCAAATCTGGCGTAGCGACTTGATCGAGACGGATCGCGAGAACTTTGTGAGCTTGTTGGCAGAATATTTCACTGCCGAACACGCCTCTCGTGGTGCATCACTACCCGCAGAAGACGCTATTCGTAAGGCAGAAGGCGTTGCGAACAAGTTGATCCATGAGGAAGGTACGTATGTCGGTGATCCATCTGCGTTTGCGATTAGTAAAGAGCGCAACACGGACCACATCGACTTCGCTCGTATGATCCGCTTGGATGCTGACTTCGCGAAGCAGTTCACTGACCCGCGTAACCCATCACGCAACCTGACAAAGTACCTAGAAAATGACTTGATGGTCATTGCCGCTAAGTATTCTGACAGCGTTGAGCAACGTATCGACATCGCAGAGCAGTTTGGTGTTGGCGGCTTTGGGTACTACGATTACATCGCGATCATGAGCGGTGGTGTCGACGCTGTATCTAAACTGCTGCGTTCAAATAAAGTCCTTCGTCGTGATTACAAGTTCCATTACGACCCGTCGAATACGGAAGACGAGCTTTCGATTGATGCGGCTGCTGCTGAATTTAAGCGGGCTGTGTTCCATGCTCCGATCCAACGTGGCGGTTCGGTTGGCAAGAAGATCGCAGATGACAAAGCAAAAGAACTTGCGAAGATGGCGCACGATGGTGCGACAGAAGATGACATCATAGATGCGATCATGGCGATGATGCCTGAAGGTAATCAAACACCGAACTCGCAGAAGATGCGTGAGAACTTCCGTTTCCGCGCTGCGGCAATCGCTCGTGCGATCGTTGATACAGACGGTTTGGCATTCCTACCCGAACCGCACATGGTTGATCAGGCGGATATGCTGTACCGTGCAACCGTACGTAAACCAGTACACAATCCTGGGGGCTTTAACGAAAGTCTAACTGGTGTTTCTAGTGCGTTGCGTACCTTCAACAGTGTTACGCTTCTACCGTTCACAACGCTCGCATCATTGGGTGACTTTATGTTGCCAGTGATCAAGAGTGGCAGCCTTCGTTCGTCAGTCGACACATGGAAGAAGTTCGCTGCGGACACTGAAGCGGGTGCTGAGTATCGTGAAATGATACGTAACATCGGAGCATCAACACAGAACATCGTGCAAGAGCGTATGTCACGTGCGTTCGGTATGGATAGTACACGCTTCTCGGCTGGCTTCTTTACCACGATTGGTCTGACTGACTGGACCAATGTCATGCGTGATATTTCGGCAGCGTCTGGTTATGAGTGGTTCAAGGCTTCGCAAGAACTTGCAATCCGTAAGCCAAACACAAAGGCTGGTCGTACGGCACGGCGTGTTCTTGACGAGTACGGTTTGACTGACTTCTACAAAGACCCGACGTTGAACATCGAGATGGTGATGAAAACTGGCGGTTCTGCGAACTTGCACCCAAGATACTTCGAGGTTGCGGGTGCACTACATAAGTTCACAAACCAGACGATCTTTACGCCGAACCCGAATGACCTTCCATTGTGGGCACAAACGCCGATTGGTCAGGTCGTGTTCCAACTTAAATCGTTCCCACTGATGATGTCTCGTTTGGGGTACGAGGTGTATCGTGAAGCAGGGCATGGTAACTTTATGCCACTGTTCTACTTCGCAGGTGCGCCAGTCCTTGGTGCTGGTATCACGGCAACACGTGACGTTGTTCAGGGCCGTGGTGGCGAGGACAATCGTGAGTTCGCAGTACGCGAGCGTTCGATGGAGTTCTTGAAAGATTACGGTCTAACAGACAACGAAGACATTGCGTTGTACGCAGGTTGGTATCGTGATGGTCTGCTGCAAATGGGTGGCTTGGGTCTGATTGGTTCGATGTTGTACGACAGTGTTGAGCAGTTGGACAACGGCGCGTACGGTCAGAACAGAACATTGTCACTACTACTAGGCCCATCGCTCGGTGTTGTGACGGATGCTCATACAGTTCTTGCTGGTGGTGTATCGGCTGTGGACAATGCGATTATGGGTGAGGGTCCGAATGGTAAGGCCCGTGCCGCCGTACGCACGGTCATTAAACGCCTTCCAGGCGGTCAAGTTGCTGCGCCAAGAGAGTACCTAGTGGACAGTATCGCTGGCGAGCAAGGCGATTAATCGAAAGGTCGGGCGTCTTGTACTTCTGCGGGAACTTCATCAAAACGATGCTGTTGTTCCTTCAGGTGCAAGACTGCCCGAGCTAGTAACGCTTTCGACTGCTGATCATTCACGTTCTTAGCCGCCTCATAGATTAGGCTAAGAGATGCTTCAACCGAGTTCTTGAACGTCATGGGACTGGTTCTCCGTTGCTGTGGCTTCCCACCCAGCACCGATATACCCAGCTATATCAACCCAGCTATCGCGCTTGAATGGGCTTGTTGTCATTCGTGATAGCTTCACTGCTATCATGATCATTGTAACATGGTGACATTGAACACTCGTCCCATCCTTTAGAATGGGTTTGAGCAGTACGTTTAGCATGTCTGCTATGTCCTTAAAGTTATCGTAAGGATCGCCGTAATCTACGTTGCGATCCTCGTTGATAAGCTGAATAGCTTCTAGCAGTACGTCGGTACGGGGTAAGCTCATACGCGTATCCCATTCCATGCGAGTTGTACTTCAAGTTCTACTTGTCTGCATTTCAGATCAAGTAAACGCTGACGCTCATGGCGCAACTTGGTACGCGCTTTGTGCGCATCGTCGCCATTAAGGTCAGTAATATCTTCTAGCCTTTCGGCCACACTTTCTATTTCACCTTCTTTACGGATGATTTGCTTGCGCACCTCGGCCAGTTGGTCCAGTGAAATTTCTGTGGGTTGTTGCTCTAATAGTATGCCCATCTTAAACCTTCGGTGTTGGTCGGAACTGTTCGTACTTTGCACAGGTCTTACTTGCTTCTTCGCCTGTCAGGTTGCACGACCAGCTTCCATGTTTATTTGCGTACGAGTGTTTGCAAAAGTGACAGGCAGGGCGAACGTCTGCTTCGTGGCTCCAACAGCTTTCCCGCTTGAAGCACGACTTGCATCGCCAATCTTGCGGTTCGGAAGCTACCCGCCCCGCCTGTCCATCGAGTGCCGCCTGAATTTTTACGTACATTAAATCCCATTCTTCTTGATCGAATGGTACAAGTTCAGCGTGATATTCAGATGTGTTCTTGTTGTACGATATAAAAAAGGCGTTCTCGATCCCGAACATCGCCATCATCATCGTCATTTGACGATAGTACTTGCGATGTGAACTCTTCACTCCGTTGCGTACGAAGTTCTTGAAGTTGTTGTCGTTCATCGACTTAACCTCAAGTATGGCACGGCCCGTACCATCTTCGAAATCAACGATCCCATCAGCGTTACAAACGACATGGCCTTGCAACCATTCTCGTCTGTGCTGCCTACCCGACATGTCGTCCTTTTCCCACACGCGTAAGTTCGCGCGTTTCTTTAGATCAGCGACGACCCAGTCTTCGATCTTGTGACCCGCAAAGAAAATTCGTTTCAGTTGCGGATCAACAGACGTGTCAGGAAACCCCCGAAGGGACAGTGCCATTTGCGCAATGCAATCAGTACCTGCCATACTGGCACCAATGTACTGACGCGCTTCTTGCTTGGGTTCGTTCTTGTAGCCATCATTAATAGCGTCAAGAACTTCTGTTACCTTCGGGTGTACTGGATGCATTGTTAGTTCGCAGTCACAGCTTTTGGATCGCGCTTACTCATGTAATCCCGCAGCTCGTCTTCTGTGAGGAAGAAGCGACCATACTGATTGCCGCTTTTAGTAAGCAAGTCACTCTTACTTATAAGGCCGTAATCGGTCGGCTGACCATCTACCCAACTAAAGAAGCGAACGGTCATTATATCATCCGTTTCTTCAAGTATAACAAACTGGTAAATCGCGTCACCTGTGTCGCTATGCATAACGCCAAAGCGACCAACCAATCCACGTATTTCTAATGCATTATCTTTCATGCCTATCTCCTAGAACGGAATGTCGTCGTTAAGTTTCGTGTCAGTCTGCGTCGATGCTTTCTCCGCAGGATTGAAGTGATACTTCACACGACGCTTTGCCGTACCAGTGTACATGTCGTCGTAAACATTGATGCCGACCTTCTTGCCACGAAAGTACGCCACGTCTTCTGGTGTTACGTCACCCTCATGACCTAGAGCAATCAGCAGTCGCTTGATCTGGCGCAGACCGTTCTCCGTCGCTTTTTCTGACGTGGGGTGATTGATGTACAACCAGTTACGAATTTTACCATTATCGTTCTCGTAGCTGAGTTCGAGTTGGTGTGTGCCACGAGCAGCGTCGGCTGCCACCTTTGCTTCGGTGATTGTGACGATGTGATCTCCGACTTCCAACAGTTTTGGAGCGTCGTCGATTTCTGGAAGTTTGATGTTTCCAAAGCCATTAAACATTTGTTGGTCCCTCTTGCAGTGATTTCTTGTACGCCTCTTCGCTCATAGAAATTTTCTTGAGCAGCGTGGTAATGTTGTCAGTGTTTTCGAGCGGCGATAAACGACGGTACGGATCACGAGACTTTCCGTGCCATCCCTTCACTTGATCTGTGACAACGTAACGTACGACGTCTAGCTTGCCATCGTTGTCAGATGTCTGACGAACTAGGCAGAACACATTGTCGTACAACGCAGGTGCTAATTTCTGCACCTTCTTCTGCACCATCATCGGCCAGAAGTTTACCTTGCCATTATCGTCTGTCTCTTCGGCAGCAAGCGCCGTGATCAAAACGTGTACTGGCAAGTCTCGTATCCATTTGAACGCAGCCATGATCTTACGCTCATAGATGCCCCACTTTTCAAAGTTGTTATTGCTGTTGGCAGTCTCGGCTTCCACGTCAGCAAAGCAACGCTGTGATAGTTCGGTTGCGCTATCAAGGCATACCCATTTGTATCCGCGCTCTTTGAAGGCAGGGCTTTGAACAAAGCCCACGATGTCCTTGAACGAATACTCGCCTTCTTTTGCAGGGCGATCAAAGGTCGAGAACGGAATGTAATCAATGTCCTTATCAGCAACCGATGCCAATCCGCTTTCGCCGCTGATGATTAGTCCCTTACCGTATGCGTCGGCATAGTACGCAGCTTGGGTTGTCTTACCCGCACCATGATAGCCATAGCATAGGGTCTTCAAAGCCTGTTCTATCGAACCGTCTTTGGTGTTGAGTGGTGTAATGTTCATGTGCTTACCTTGATAGTTGGAGTTCCGCACTCGATAGTGAGAGCATTTGCCAAAGCGGAACGAACTGTTTCGTCAGACGCTTCGTACTTCTTTCTGTTCACGCCGAACGATGTCGTTACGCAATCAGGTGTAATGGCCCCGCCGCCGTAAATTTCTGCGAGCTGCTTCTTATCCCAGCTCCACTTTTCGGGTATCTTGATCTCAGCAGTACGCCCGTCTTCAAGTTCCAGAACATGTTCGCCTGGCTCTTCTGGCAAGTCGGAAACAATAATCTCTTTCAGGTACGCGACTGTATCCTTTAAGTGATTAAGTTTTGCTTCAGCTTCAGCATACTTTGTGAGGTTTTCTTTCAGCCTTTCATTGGCTGTGTCGTTCACGGGGATGGCGGTGTCGCCGAAAAATATCTCCATGTGTGATGTGTGTCCTTTGATTTTGAGGGTTGTCTTGAAGTTGTGTGTAGCGTATACGCAAATAATATGCAAGAGGAAAACTTACATGAATTTTGACGTCGAAAGATTAATAAACGATCTCGGGGGTGCGCGAACAGTTACCGATGCTTTAGATATAGGTCGGTCGGTTCCGTATGGATGGATCAGAAGAGGCGCAATGTCGACGAGTTACCTATCACGCATCAAAGAAGTCTGGCCAACGACAGACCTCAATTCATACTTCATGGGAGACAAGCATGACAGAATACCTAGATCGGGCACTGGAACTACTGGATGAAGGTTGGTGGGTTGTACCCATAAAGCCTGACGAAAAACGTCCCGCAGTATTATGGAGCGATATATATGAAGAGGGTCGCTTCCCTACTGAAGACGAAGTTATCTCGTGGTGGCAAGCATTCCCTGACAGTTACGTCGGCATAATAACTGGCAAGCTGTCGGGTGTCCTTGTTGTTGACTGCGACAACCAAGAGGCACTTGATTACGCCGAAAGCAAGGGACTGACTAACACACCTTGGGTTGTCAGAACCAAGCGCGGAAAGCACTTCTATTTTAAGTGGCCTGATACTGACGAACACATAAAGACTTTGACGTGGGTTAATGCTGACGGTGTCGAGTGGCCAAAGGAAACGGTAAAAGGGTTGGATCGTAAGGCGCACAAGGGCGTTGTGCTTGTACCGCCTACCCCGAACTATACTCAGATCATTCAAGGTGATTGGGACGATGTACCAGTATACCAGATAAAGGACTACGGTTCAAAGAAAACCGAAGCAGCAGAGCGTAAAACCAACGTTGTTTCGTTCGAAGACTTTAAGTTCGAGAACTTGTCGCTTGCGCACATAGAATTAAAACGCAATGTGATCGAGGACACTGAAGAGTATGTACGCAACTTGGGCCGCAAGATGATGCCCAAATGCGGTGACAATATACATGCTCGTCTAGTATCTCTTGCTGGATACTATGTTTCGAAGGGCATAAACGAATTTGAAACCTACGAACTGATGCAAGAGTTTATGGACTTGTACGTTTCCATTGATCGAAAAGATGAAAAGGCATGGGATCAGGAGATACAGGCTTGCATAGCACATGCTATGAAGAATGAGCAGGTGTCGGAAAAGAAGCCTGAACCAAAGCCTGAACCGCAGAACTTCAAACCTATTACTACTGACGACGTTGATCGTCTGGAGCAAGAGATAGGTGAGGTTGAGTATTTCGTGGAGCCGATCATTCCCACGTCGGGTACAATCATGCAGGTGCATGGGTACTCAGGGCACGGGAAGTCGTTGTTCACTCGTCATATGCTATACGCGGCTGCGTGTGGTTCCGATAAGTTCGGCCCGTTCGATGTCCACAAAGCACCAAAGGTTTTGTACTTGGACTTCGAAAACAGCAAGTCGAACATTACTCAGTTCTTATCTCGTTGTAAGCGATCCTTTGGCGATGCCAAGGATCGGTTCATGATATGGGCACCATTCATTGATGATCGCAACATGAACCTCAAGACCAAAGAGGGTGTTGCTAACCTTGAGAACTGGATCAAGTTCAACAACCCAGACATCGTGGTCGTTGATACAGTACGTACGGCTTGGACTGGCTTACTTGAAAACTCGGCGGATGACTGGGCGAACATAAACGAGATGGCTCAGTCGTTACGTAACAGCGGTATCACTTGCATACTCGTGCACCATACGAACAAGCCAAGTGAAGGTGGTCGTCTGGGGCGTGAAGCGGGAAGCACTGCGCAGTTGAACACCATCGAAACCCAGATCAAAGTTACACAGGTGTACTCCGAGAAAGAAACAGCCGATGCACGTGCAGGTTTGTACGACGGTGATCTTGCGGGGCTACCTCGTGAAACACTCCGCAATAAGCTGCGTACCGACGAACGCTTGCAGGTTTGCTTGGAGCTTCGTTACGGGAAGGTTCGTGAAGAAACAGATGTGCACTGTCCGTACTACTACATTGGCTTTGCCGAAGACGAGAACACAGAAAACATCAAGGTCGTGTCCGAACATACACCCAAGCAACTCGCGATGTTGTTATGCAAGCCGTGGGTGGATCGTGACGGGGTTACTCGTCCACCTCTTTCCGACACTGAAATCTATACGCGCATCAAGTCGACGGGTCACGAGAAACCTGTCAGTGTAATACGCAAGTGGACAGCCGAGTATCGTGAGGCGCACATCGCATCCGAGATTGCGAACC